CAAGGTTGCGGTGGTTCTGGACCACGTGGGCAACACGCTCAGGCTCGGACACCACTTGGAGGAGCGCGACTGGACGTTAGATGGCGTCAAGAAGCGCGACCGCGATGCAGCACCCAGCGTCAAGGTATGCCCGGTGTGCTTTGCCACCAGCATGAGCCAGGCGCAGGTATGCCGGGAATGCGGGCATGTGTTTGCACCGCAGGAGCAACGTGAGCTGAAGGTGGTGAAGGGTGAGCTGGTGGAGATGGGCATACGCACCAAGCGCCGCGAGCAAGCCAGCGCGCAGAGCCTGCAAGATCTGATCCGCCTAGGCCAGCAGCGCGGCTACAAGAACCCGGTAGGTTGGGCCAAACACGTGATGTATGGCCGGAGTCTCAAGGGGCAATAGCGAGCAACGCATCCAGCAGGAGATCCGCCTAGCTGTCAGCAAAGGTGATACCAGGGTCTTCCGCAATAACACCGGCACGCTGCGTGACCAGCATGGCCGTCCGGTGAGCTTTGGCTTAGCCAAGGGCAGCGCTGACCTGATCGGCTGGCGTACCATCACCATCACACCTGAGATGGTTGGCCAGCAAGTGGCTGTGTTCACCAGCATCGAGGTCAAGAGCGCCACCGGTAGGCTCCGACCCGAGCAGCAGCAATGGCTTGATGCAGTCCAGGCGGCAGGCGGCATCGCTGGTGTGGCGCGCAGTGTGGGCGATGCGTTGCGGATTGTGACTGATCACGGTTGACAGGGGCGGAGCACGGTGTAGGATGCATGGCAACGGGGGCAACGGACCTCCGCATCCCAACCATGATCCACAACCCTTGGCTTAATCGCGCTGCGGCGCTTGCCACACTTCTGATGGTTTATGCCGCTGGCTGGGCTGGCGGTAAAGATCAAGCAATCCAAGCACATCACAATGAAACGCTACTACTTTCAAATCCGCCCTGCAAATGTAATTGAATGCATCTGGGCGGCAAGTTTTACAGATGCAAAAGCCAAAGCAGCAATGGATTGGCTTGAGTTCTGGAATCAAATCGAATGGCTTAATTCCAATGACTGAATCTGACATCTTCTGGACATTTCAAACAGCATTATCGCACGGCGGTAGTTTTTACCATGCCTTAGCTGCTGCTGGCATCAAGGCTGATCCAGCTAACAAACGCCGACTGTTAAATGCATTTCCTGAGCTGCGCGCTAGCTATGGCCCCACCAGCAGGATGCACAAACGCCTGCGTGAAGGGGTATCGGCATGACCAGCAACACTGACTACCACGCCGATCCAGCTGTTAGCGCCAGCCACCTGCACGCGGTTGCCGCTAGTCCGTACCACTACTGGGCGCGGTTTCTTGACCCAGACCGCAAGCCGGTCGAGCCCACTGCAGCGATGCGGCTTGGCAGCCTCGTGCATTGCGCGGTGCTGGAGCCAGATGAGCTGAGCAAGCGGTATGCGGTCGCGCCAGACCGCCGCACCAAGGATGGCAAGGCCACAGCTGCCATGCTTGCCGCCAGCGGCATCGAAGCTGTCACCAGCACCGACATGGAGCAGGCGCTGGCAATGGCCGCTAGCGTCCGCAGTCACCAGGCTGCTGCTGCGTTGCTACGCACCGGCAAGGCTGAACAATCCTTTTGGTGGGATGACCTAGCAACTGGCCTGCGCTGCAAGTGCCGCCCGGACTGGTTTTATGGCTCAACCATAGTTGACCTAAAGACCACCACTGATGCCAGCCCGCGTGGGTTTGCCAAGGCTGTCGCCAACTGGCGTTACCACGTCCAGCAGGCGCATTACATGGCCGGCACCTTTGCGGAGCGGTTTGTGTTTATCGCAGTTGAGAAGACTTACCCATTTGCGGTAGGTGTCTATCAACTTGATGAAGCTGCCATGGATGCCGGCGAGGCATCACGGCGCAGCAATCTACAGACCATTGCTGACTGTCAAGCCATTCAAGAGTGGCCTGGCTACGGCAACACCATCCAACCGCTGAGCTTGCCCAACTGGGCGCTTAGCGCAACCCCAACCATGACCTCCGATGACTTCTAATTCAATTACCGTCTGGACACCAGAGCAAACGCAGCTGATCGCAACCACCATTGCACCAGGCTGCAGCAGCGATGAGCTGCGGTTGTTTGCCTATGCCTGCCAGCGCACGGGGCTTGATCCGTTCAGCAAACAGATCTACGCCATCAAACGCGGCGGCAAGATGACCATCCAAGCCGGCATCGACGGTTTGCGTGCCATTGCTGAACGCACCGGCCAGCTTGATGGCAGCACTACTGAATGGTGCGGCGATGATGGCGAATGGCAAGATGTATGGCTTGGCAGCAAGCCACCAGCAGCAGCCAAGACCACCATCTGGCGTAAGGGCAGCAGCCATCCATTTACCGGCGTAGCGCGGTTTACGGATTACAACGCCGGTCAAGGGCTGTGGTCCAAGATGGGCGCCACCATGATCGCCAAATGCTCTGAGGCGCTTGCGTTGCGTAAGGCATTCCCGGCCAACCTAAGCGGCGTCTACAGCACTGAGGAGATGGATCAGGCGGTGGAACCGGTGACCGTCACCAGCGCTGCGGCACCTGCATTGCCTGCTGGTGATGAGAAGGCATTTACCGCTGGCAAGGCTGCTATTGCTAAAGCCAAGACCATGGAGCAGCTGACCAAGTTCACTGAGCGGTTGCAGGATCGCAAAGCTGACCTATCCGCTGAGCAGTTCAACACCCTGATGGAACTAGCACTGGCCAAGGAGTCTGAGCTGACTGCTGCGCAGGAGGATCCATTTGGTGATGACTGAACCGTACCTGACCACTGATCAGCTTGCCGCTCGATGGGGCGTCAAGCCTGCCACCATCAAGAACTACCGCGCCCGTGGCACCGGTCCGCAGTATTACACCGCTGATCGGTTTGCCTTGCCTATTGGTGTACCAAGGGTGCGGTATCCCATCTCTCAAGTCCTGGCCTTTGAGGAGGCCAATAACATTACCCCACTAACCTAATCATCATGCTTGTCATTACTGCACACGGCAATCTTGGCCGTGATCCTGAACTTAAAGACATTGGCAGCTCACAAGTTGTCAACTTTAGCCTTGCTGCTACTACTGGTAAAGACGAAACCACGTGGATTAACTGTCAAGTATGGGGCAAACGATCTGAGGTAGCGATGAAGTATTTAACCAAAGGATCAAAAATTACCGTATCAGGACGCGGCAAACTACGCACATACACAAAAAACGATGGCACGCAAGGTTATTCACTTGAGCTTGATGTACAGGATTTCACATTGCCTGCTCGCCAGCAAGAGGAGCCGTTCTGATGGCAACACCTGATCAATGGGCTTACCAAGAGCACTGGGCGGTAGAAGATAGTGATGCCGCTTGCCTGCTGGAACTCCGCGCCAGGGTCGAGGCGTTGGAAGGCAAATACGAAACCATGCGCCTAGCCACGCTTGAGTGGGACAAGGATGTTGAAAATCTCCAGCGATGGAGTGATCAACGCCTGAAGCGCATTGAGCGGCTGGAGGGCGTCAAGCCCAAGACGGTGGACCTGCAACTGACACCAGAGCAGGGGGAGGAGATTGCGGCACTGCTGCGCCCGAACTATCCGGCGAAAACAGATGGTTCACTGGTGGAGCGGGTGGCTGGCGCTATTGCTTGTGAGTACGACATTTCCCGCGCCGCGATCCGCGAGATAGCGGCAGCGCTGCTGCAGGCAGAGCACCGCTCAGCCAGTAATTGGCTGCTGAAGGAGGCTGCTAAGCAATGAACGAAGCCACCATCAAAGTAGCGTTTGAAGAATGGTGGCGTGATAGCTATGGGGTGCCTCCGGGCACCCATGCTGTCATGACCCACGTTGCTTTTGCTGCGTATCTACTGAACCTGATGGAGCTGATGGAAGATGGCTGATTGCCTAGAACCAGGCAGGCGGCCTAAAGGTAAAGGTCGCAATTTTACGGTGAACATCCGCATGAGCCGTGAAGAAATCGAAGCAGCACGTAAGCTCGGCGGTGGCAATATATCGATGGGTTTTAGATGGGCGCTTCGGTTTGCTAATAACCGTGATATGCGTCCGGTGCAGCTATCAACCTTGTTGCGTTCAGCGGCAGTATTAGCGGCTGAAATGGAGGCCAATGCACGATGACAGCTTGCCCCAAATGCGGGCTGGATGCCAGCCGTGTGATTGAATCTCGCGTTTCAATGCAAGGCGTCCGCCGCCGCCGCAGGGAATGTGAGCTATGCAAACACCGCTGGACCACCAGTGAAAATGCAATCGGTGAGCTGCCTAAACCACGCCGCCGCAAGCCGGGGCGGATCACTGAAGAGCAAGTCCGCTTGGCGCTCACACGCACGGATCTGTCTCACCGCGCAATGGCTGAACTGATTGGATGCACAGCAGAAGCAGTACGTCAGATCAGAAATGGCACCTTGCATAGCGAGATGCTGCCAGGACTGCTGCGTCCAAATTATCCCAAGCCAAGCGGCCCAAGCTGCGATAAATGCAGCCACTGGACCGGCAGGCAGTGTGGTTTTGACTTTCCCGATCCGTTGGTGGAGGGGTTGCTGTTTGCTGCTGATTGCGATCTGTATTCAATCGCCAAGCAGTTCAGCGGCTAAATCCATGTGCCATTGCTCGATGCCACGCTGCGACAACGTGACCTCCTTGATCAGCCACTGGATCTGCGATCGCTGGCTGGCTTCTTGGTCCGCCAGCAGCAGGGCGTATTCCAGCAGGCCGTTGATGTCGCTTTTCTTGTGCAATGCGCGCAATGCTGCGATATTGGAAGCGCCATGAAACTCCGCCTCCATGGTATGAACCAATGGATTCATCATGACTGATTCGATTAAGGACTACCTAAACAGTATCGCCAGGCATCCACTTTTGACGCCGCAGCAAGAGATACAGCTTGGTCGGCGTGTTGCGAGATGGCGTGAATTGCGCAACAAAGATGCGCCATTGACGCTGCAAGAACAGCGTGAATTACGCAGTGGTGAACGAGCGCGGCAGCAGTTTATACGATCAAACCTTCAGCTGGTGGTGCATGTTGCTAGGAAGTACGAAAAACGAACGCGCAAGACGTTGGAGTTTATGGATCTTGTGCAAGAAGGCAACATCGGGCTATCGCGTGCTGTTGAGCTGTTTGATTATTCACGCGGCTACAAGTTCTCGACTTATGCATATTGGTGGATTAGGCAAGCAATTAGCAGGGCATTGCTTCAAAATGATCCGATAATCAAACTGCCATCGGCATTGCATGACTTGATGTATCGCGCAAGTCGCACCAGCCAAGAAATGGCGCAGCAGCTTGGCCGGGTGCCAAAGCTAAGTGAATTGGCAAAAGAAATGCAGATTGAACCTGAAGCATTGGCTGCTGCATTTAAGCAGTCATATAGTGTCACCAGTTTAGATCAGGCATCAAGAGCAGGCGAAGATAATAGCATTATTGATTTGATTGCAGCAGATGCTGATTGTGATCTTGATGAACACTACGCCATTCAAGAGCTGTACCGCTGCATGGATGTGTATTTAGACGACAAAGCAAAGGAGATTATCAAGGCAAGAATGGTTAGTGGTGAAAAGTGGGAGCAGATACATGCGCGTACAGGGATAAGCCATAAAACAATGAGCGACATGCAAAGACGCGGGATTAACAGGTTGCGTATGTTAATGAAGAATCCACTTGATGACACGCCATTAGGCCGTATCTAATAATCCCAGCGGACGCGGGGTTTGCCTTTACGGATGCCAAGGTGCACGAATCCCTTGGGTGCGCCGTAGCCCAAGCTGTAGGGCCAGTTCTTGTCGCACCAGTCCTGCACGGTCTTGATGTTGGTGTTCTTCACGTAGAAGTCCACCGCACCAACATTAGGCGCATCAAACAAATGCTCACTGCCACTGGCACCGCCGACTAAACGGTTAATTGCCGCAGGACGGTAGCCGCTGGTGATCACTACTGGCTTGCCGCCAAAGTTACGTCGCACCCGCTCAAGGAAGGCGGCCAGCTCAGCCGCAGTGTCTACCTGGTGCTGATGGTCAAACCGTCGAGCCTCTTGAAATAGAGCAAACTCACCCAGCTGGATGTGTGGTGTCAGTCGAGCTGTAAACGGGCTGGCTGGTGACAGCTTGGCTGGATCCTGCTGCAGTGTTGGCCATGTACCCCACAACCGCCCTTCTGCTTCACGGCGCCGCCGTAGGCCAGCTTCAAAGCTGCTGCCAGGGTTGCGGTACAGCAGCAATGTCTCCGGCACCTTGGCCCAATCTTTTTCGCGTAGCCGTTTGGTGATCGTCTCGAAGCCTTGCGCGCCATAGAAGCTGGCGCCGAGGTTGTAGCCGAAACTGATAAGTGCTGACTGCTGACCAGCGGTCATTTCATTCCAGTGCGGGATGACGCGCAGCTTCTCGATGATGCGGTCTACCTCGCGGCGCAACATCATGTCAGCTTCAACGCTGGTGATCTTGTCACCGAGCTTGACCGACCTGCCATCCACGTATCTGGTATTGCCCCAGCCGATCGTTGGGATGCCTGCAGGACATAGGTACGTCTCAAAATGACAGTTTTCAAACTCCTGGATCAGCTTGAGTGCAGGGCCAATGTCCTGCTGTTTGCCGCTGGTGCTCCAAGTGCTGAACCACTGCTGATCGCGGCCGAGGATATGTGGATTGGCCTTGTTGATGGCTTCCTCCAGCTCGCTGATGGCCGCCATCTGATGCGGCAAGCCTTGCCGGTAATACCTGAACAGATCAAGCAGGCGGATTTGATTAGTCACGTTTCCATGGCGCATGAATGGACATAGCACCGCCCAGCTTGGCGGATTCACCCGTCTGCAGCTCAGGATCAATTGGGTGATGGATCACCACAGGCGGCGGCATATCTGGCAGTTGCGTGGCGTGCCATTCGGCTTCCGCCTTATCCAGCTTGGCTGGCAGGGTCTTGTAAAACCACCAATCATTGATGGCACGTTCTAGACGCCGCTGCCAGTCGGGCTTGCCGAATTGGATCAGAGCTTTTTTCCCTTGAGCAGGTTCAGGATCTGGAAGACAAGCTGCACCACGCTGTTGCTCTTGAGCGGCGACAGGGCGATCAGCTCAGACGCTGCCGCTACAACGATCCAAAATGCAGGATGAGAAAGGAAGTCCACGGTTGAATGGGTAGTGGTGTCTTAAGCCTACCGCTGCTGCTCGATCGGCGCACCGATGTGCAGCTTGGGCGAAACAGCAGTGAAGATAAGCGGGATCATGAAGCTGAGCACTGCAGCGATACCAACGCCGATGGCAACGCGGGTTTCCACTTCACGCAATCTGACGAATACCGCCGCCATATCGGACTTACGCTCTCCCAGCTGGATGAGCAGTGTTTCCAGCTTGCCTTCCAGGCTGCCTAGCTTGTGGTAGATGTCCCCATGGGAGACATCATCATTGGCGGCCATGGGGACTGAGGCGCTCAACCTTTAGGTTAGCGGCCCTGCCCGCGATACCTCTTCTTGCGGCCATTGCGGCTAGTGGCGGCAAGGTTGGTATGCAGTGATCTGCCTTGGCGAGTCTTTTTAGGCGGCCCCGGCTGGTGCTCGATGCGAGCGGTGCCGGTTTTGCTGCGTACTGCCATTAAGGTTCCTCAGGCCACACGACATCCCACGGGAATCCCGCTTGAGCAGTGATGTCTCGCAGTTCTTGGCGGTAGGTGGCCCATGGTGCGGCATCCACGGGTGAATCCGGCAGTTGGGTCCAGTCGCAGTTGGTTAGGCGGCGATTGCGGTCTTGGCGAACGGCAGCAGCTTTGGCATCGGTGCGTGCCTGCAACTCTTCTGCTGATAGCGGTTCAACGCAAACGGTGTAAACCCAGTCACCGTCAATGTACGGTTCACAGGTGACGAGTTTTTCGGTGTTGCTGTCGTAGGGCAGAGAAGCGTTAACGCGCATGGCGTTGTTTTCTGCCAAGAACTCATCGCTGGGGCCAGCAGCGGTGAACGAAGTGTTGGAAAAGACGGTGCGGTAGTCACCGACTTTAGTGACCTTGGTGCCGTCGATGAGTGCGATGTTCATGGTTATGAATCAGGGAATGGCGCGGTGGGCGGCGTGAAGCTAGTCGTGTAGCGGGCTACGCCTTTGGTGATGCGGAGGTCGTCGATGTAGCCAGTCAAAGAACGTTGCGATGATGTAACAGTAGATCCTCCTGAGCTTGCATTATAGGAAATGCTATTCGATTGTGTAGTCGGACTTATTACACCATTAACAAATACCCTAATACTTGTTGCATCTCTGCATAGAGCTACGTGACTCCAAACATTAGAAGTTAAGCTCGCACCGCTTTGATAGTCAAGGGATTGGCCAGGCCTAGCCACACTCCATCCGCCAAATAAATCCATATAAAACTCAAACCCCCCAACATTAACCGATGTGAATAAATTAAAGGTCACCCCAGAGGTCCGTAGTACCCATGCTTCTACCGTAAAATCACCAGTGCCGAAATCAAAATCGCTAGAGGATGGTATGCTTAGGTAATCTCCGTTTCCATCAAACAATCCACTAGCGCCGCCAAACTTACTCTGTGCGGTGCTGATTTGTGCATCGCCTTGAGCCGTTACTGTTACGGCATTGCTGCTGCTATCCGTAAATGTAGTGCTGCCATTGCTGCCATCCATGTGAAGCAGCAACGACACATTAGCGAAATCGGGATCAGTGGGGCCTGTTTGCGCCGCAAGACTAGCCCTAAGACCGTGTGAAATCCTCATGCCACGCTCCCGACAAGTGCGCCATAGGTCTGGCTGCTTACTTTCCAGAATTGGATGACGGTGTAGCCGGATGTTGCCAGCGTTGGGGCGGTGCCGCCTACCCAAATGACACCACCGCTGCCCCATGTGGCATCCGTCCATGTAAGGGTGTAGGCGGTGCCATCATCGACCATCAAGGTGACAGATTCACCAGCGGCAAAGTTTGTCGCCTTGGGGGTACGGTTGGCGCCTAATGTGATGAGCTGCACGCTGCCATTACCAGGATCCACTTCAAATGCAGCACCATCGGAAATGGTGTACACATCCTCAAGGATGGTGCCGATGATCGCTGGATCGGTCAGCGTTTGAACGGCGGTGAAAGTTTGTACTACGTCCAGCTTGGCGGTATCCGCGTCATACGCCTGCACGTCAGTGCCGATTGCCAGCCCCAGCGTGGTGCGCTGTGCTGCTGCATCAGCATCATCCAGCAATGCACGTCCGGCCGCAGTGCAGGTGATCTCCTCGATGTCACCGGCGCCAGCGGAGCTGCGGCCTAGGAGCTTGTCGGTGGCGGAGACGTTTTGGATCTTGGCGTAGGTGACAGCATCGTTGTCGATGGTCCACGTTGCACCAGTACCGCTGACGGTGATGTCGCCCTTATCGCCATCGCTGACGCCACCACCTGCACCCCAGCTAAGCGTGCCCGAGCCATTAGTGCTGAGGACTTGGCCACTGGTGCCATCAGCGCCAGGCAGCGTCCAGGTAAGGTTGGCTGAAACCGTACTAGGTGCTGCAAAGGCAACGTAGTTGCTTGCATCGCTGTCGTAGTAGCGCTGCAGATCTTGGAAGGTGATCTTTTTGTTCTTATCGGCGGCGGCGGCTTCGCTGACATCAACAATCGGCACCAAATCACCTGCCGCTGGTGCTGTCAGCGCCGTCAGGTCTGAAATCTTGCGGTCAGCCATGGTT